AAAACAACCCTTCGGAACTCACGCTCCTGATCCCCGCCGACCCCGCCGACGGCGACTACCTGCTCACCGTACGCCCACAGTTCGGCGCCGGTAAGCATCAACTGAAAGAACCCCGCGAAGTTTCGGTTGACGTACATGTGGGTGACGGCGGCAATAGCGACCGCCCGGAAATCGAATAATCCGGTAAATTGGTAATTGTCCCCTACCAGCGTTAGTAAGTCACCCTTACCAGCACTAGTAAGCCACTCTTACCAACACTAGTAAGTCACTCTTACCGGTACAGGATGGAGCGACTTCCCGAAAACAGATAAATATCAATTTTTCAACTAACAATATGTTTAATTTAAAACAAACGTGGAAAATCCACTCAAACTATCCCCCTTAATTCACAGCAATTTGACCCCTGTTAAATTTTTCCATTCTTCCATCCTAATCATTCTTGTTTTCTTCTTATTCTTCTTGTCAGTTATACCAGGTTATACATTAAATTTCGTTTATAAATATAATGATTCTTTTTTACTTTTGCATTTCCGTAGCGACTCTCCGAAGAGTTCTATGCGTATAGCCTGGTGTACAATTCTGTCCAGGACGGCATCGGCAATCGTCTTTTCTCCGATAACATCATACCAATCCCTTACCGGAACCTGTGATGTTATGACGGTAGATTTTTTACCATGCCTGTCCTCTATGATGTCCATCAGGTTCATCCGTCCCTGGGAATCGAAGGGTTGTATGCCAAAATCATCCAATATGAGCATGTCCAACCTCTCTATTTTCTTAAGTTCTTGCAGGATCGTACCTTTCGCCTTGGCGACCTTAAGTATCCCCATAAGTCTGGATGTGTTGGCATATAAAACTTTATATCCTTTTTGGCAAGCCAGGAAGCCAAAAGCGGTTGCCAGATAACTCTTTCCTGTCCCGGCACTTCCGGTAATGAACAGGTCTTTACGTTCTTTGACAAAAGTCAGGTCAGCCAAACGCCCGGTAAGATTCTTGTCCAGCCCTCTTTCCACCGAGAAGTCTATTTCTTCAATGGTGGCCTTGTATCTGAATGAGGCCTGCCGGATAGCCCTCTCCACCGCACGGTTTCTGCGGTCATCCCATTCACTCGAGATCAGCCACGAGACGAACTGGTCAGTGGTCATGCTCTCCGTCCGATGTGTCTCCAAACTTGTTTTAAAGGCATAATACATGCCTTTGAGGTTCATGCCGAACATCTTTTCCAATGTGTCTTGATTCATTTCCATATTGCGTCTGATTAGTTTATTGATAATATTCTTTTCCTCTGATATTCCCGTGGGAAGGCATTTCCTTTTCTTGCCCGGCACTGTCTTCCAGCGGAAACTCATCTTGCCGGTTGTTAAGTATGCGTTCGATGATGGGATAATTGTACAGCCCGTAGCTTGTGGCCCAACGGCAGGCATTGGTCAGTCGGGTATTGCCGACCCTGCGTGCGAAGCTAAGAATGTCCTGGCATGATTTATAGGCTTGCTCCGGATGCTTTTTCTCTTCCATCACCTGACGGATATATGCCTCCACATCCGGATGGATAGCCGCCGCCTCACGTATAAATTTGTCCGGATTCCATTCCGTGATATAGCGATGATGTGAGGCCAGGTGCTCTTTCAGGGTCGTGTACCGGCAACGGGCTCTATTACGGATATGGGAAGCGATCAGCTCGTAACCGCAATAGATGCATACCTCGCGTGAGCTATACAGCAAGATGACCTTCTTGCCTATATAACGGCAAGGCACGCTGTAGTAATGGGCGTCTTCCCCCAGGCGGACATGGCCGTTTTTCATGACGGTAGCCCTATAACGCTGTTTTAGCTCAAAGCGGATAGGGTTAAGTTTGCGCAAGGAATCCCGTTCTACCTCCTCGAACTGTTCCCGCCGGCTGCATTTACGACCTGTCAGGGGAGCGTTGTTGTGGAGTTCCAGTGCAACACGGATAGCCGCGTTCAGTGAATCCAGGTCATAAAACTCACGTTCCTGTATCTTGGGATAGATGCTGCGGTAGATTAGCTTGACCGCGCCTTCGACCAGTGCCTTGTCACGTGGCTTGTAAGCCCTGGCGGGGATTACGGTGCAACCGTAATGTTCGGCGAAGGTTGCAAAATCCTCATTCAGGATCGCCTCGTATTTACTGCTCTTGGTAACAGCGGACTTGAGGTTATCCGGGATGATGGCAGATGGAACTCCCTGGTAGTATAACAAAACGTTTTCCGAAGCACGGATCAAATCCTCCTTTTTCTGGCTCATGACCGCTTCCACATAGGTTAACTGGCTGCAGGGCAGAATCGAGACAAAAACCTCGACAGGGATGATTTCTCCCGTATCAAGATCGATGATGGAGAGTTTGTCCCCGGCAAAGTCTATGAACACTTTATCACCGGCTTTATGCTCAAGATGCATGATAAGACGGCTGCAAGCTATATGCTGCTGAATCAGAATATAGAAGCGGGTGCGTCCATAACCATCCGGATGGGAAGAGAGATACTCGCGGTGTAAAGCCTCACGCGTAACCCCTTTCTTCTGAAGCCGCTTGCAATACTCAGGCAGCAACGACTTTAGTTCTTCCATCCGCTCACTTTCGGTCTTCACTTTGGTCTTTTCGTGGAATAACTCAGAGAGTTCCTGATCTGAAAGGGACAGTATCCCTTCATAATCCAAACCACTGCGTTGAAATACCTGTAAGTATTTCTTTACCGTGTTGCGGGAGACGGTTAACATACTGCTGATACTTTTAGTCCCATGACCCTGGGAGTAACAACGTAACACTTGACGAATCTTTTCCATTCCTAATTGTTTATTGGGCATAACTGACTTTTATTTGTTTTTAACAAACAAAATAGAATTATAGGCCGGATAAACAAGAATGATGCGCAATTTCTAGGGGATCACTTTCGAGTGAATTTAGGGGATCACTTTAAAGTGAACGGAGGGGGGCAGCTACGAGTGAATTTTCCAGCTATGCACCTGAACGCCCGAAAGCGGAACAAAAGTATCTCACACGGGAAGAACTCGACCGCTTGATGAAAACACGCTTAGACCATCCATCCCGATACCTTACCCGTGATATGTTTTTATTTTCGGTTTTTACGGGCTTGGCGTATAGAGATGTATGTAACCTTACTCCTAAACACATAGTAAGAGCCGATGATGGTGTACTGTGGATTAGGACTACCCGACAAAAGACTGGAACGCCTTGTGATATTCCACTGTTGGAGCTACCCAAACAGATTATTGAAAAATACAAGGGTGTTGCCAAAGATGGTAAATTGCTTCCGATGCTTAGTTGTGGCAGGCTAAATAAGAACCTCAAAGTAATTGCAAAGATCTGTAATATAGACCGTAAGCTAATCTATCATGCCGGGAGACATACGTATGCCACCGAAATTTGCCTGTCGCAAGGTGTTCCAATTGAGAGTGTTAGCCGAATGTTAGGACACCGTGATTTGCGTTCTACGCAGATTTATGCCAAAATCACGGAACACAAGATAGCCGAAGATATGCAAAAGGCTGAATCTCGTATTGAGGATAAATTTCAAGTAGTATTATAAACGCATAACATTATGACAATGAAGATAAAAACAAGAAGCACGTTCGCTGTGCTGTTCTATATTGACAAATCTAAAGCAAAGAAAAAGAGTAAAGGGCTATGTATCATTACTGGGCGTATCACCATAGATACGCAGATAGCCCGTTTTAGCACGAAGATGAATGTAGCTCCCGAAATGTGGGATGCTCAAACTGGACGGGCTATTGGAAAAGGTAAAGAAGTTACCAAAATAAACCGTACTCTTGATAATTTGAAACAGGAGATACAGAGCCATTACGACCGTTTGGTATTGGAAGATGGGTATGTTACTGCCGAAGCGGTTAAAAATGCTCTAAATGGTATCGGGGAAAAGGCTACCGGATTATTGGAACTATTCAGAGAACACAACGAAGAATTTAAACTTCGGGTGGGTGTAAACCGTGTAAAGGACACCTACGAACAATATCTACACTCTTACAGGGTACTGGAAAATTTCTTATGGGTGCGATTCCAATTAAAAGACATTGCATTGAATCAGCTTACCCACAGCTTTATTGATGCTTACGATTTTCATTTGAGGGTAGATAAGCGAATGAACGGTAATACGATCTTGAATCACACTACCCCACTGCGGAAAATGGTTCGTAGAGCCATTAGCCAAAACATTATCAAGCGTGACCCGTTTATCAACTACGTTGCTGAAAAGCCATTAAAGCAGCGTAGGCACTTGACAATGGATGAATTTCAAAAGTTACTCACTACACCCATAACCGAAAAACATCTTGAACGGTGTCGGGATATGTTCCTGTTTGCTTGTTTTAGTGGGATGGCGTATGCCGATGTGCTTAACCTCTCGGAGAAGCATATCACAAAGGACAATAACGGTATCATGTGGATAAAGATTGAACGGCAGAAAACTAAAAGCGAGTGTAGGATCAGGCTGTTAAGCGTCCCTATTCAGATTATGGAGAAGTATAAGCACGAACGGACGGATGATAAGATTTTCAAGTTAAAGACGTTGAAAACCATTGATGAAAATTTAAAAACCATCGCTCAAAAATGCGGTATTGAAAGCCGACTTTGTTATCATATGGGGAGATATACGTATGCCACCCAAGTGTGTATATCACAGGGCATTCCAATTGAAACACTCGGCAAAATGATGGGACACCGCTCGGTTCAGACTACCCAAATTTATGCCAAAATCACGAACCAAAAGGTAAATGAGGATATGAAAATTCTATCTACTCGCATTGAAAATCGCTACGAGTTACCGAAAGATAATGTACCAGAAGATTTTGGAAGAAATCAGTATTATAAGTGATTTTATATCAAATAGAGAAATAGAACACTGAAACCATGTATTCTATTTCTCTAATTCTTTTAACTCATCTCTGAATAACCCTTCAAAATACAGCAAATTCTCTGATTTAATAACCATTCCAAGGTTGTTAGGAACACTTGAAATAGAAACAGGAGTTAGAGCTCTATCTTCAACTTGTATTTCACCTTTTACGAAATGTTGAGGACCTGCATACAATATTCCTAAAAGCAAGATTCTTCTTTGTCCAAGATTAAACTGTTTTCCATCAAAATAGCCTATTTCATTATAAATAAATACTGGGGAGCCACTCGATCCGGGAAAACATGCAGCATCTATTAGAAACTCCTTATTACCCATATAGTCGCGATTTGGATGAGTCGCAGTAATACCTTTTCTGAATATTGGCTTGTTGTTAAGAGCATCCCAAATGCCATTCGGATATCCTACCATAACAATATCTTCCATTGATTGAAATTCATTTTTGTGATTTTCCTGTGGCAAAAGAGAATCATCTAAAGCAGTATAAAAAGGATTTATACCTTTCCCCTTTAATATCATAATGATATTAGCAATAGGCATTGCACATAAATCAATCTTTGGATCTGGATGTAGTTTCCACGGTTTTTGAAAATCGGGGATGTTAACCTTATGTTGTAATGTATCTATGGGATTTCCTGAATTGTCTGCGAGAGAAAAAGTTAGAGTACAAGAAATAGCATCTCTGATAACGTGCTTATTGGTAATAATTGCCGGACAACATGACATCCCTTCTCTACAAAAATTGAAAAAGAAACCTGTCCCTGTTGATTGTTGACCATTAGAGGTTATACATTCGATTCTAATGGTAGAATACGAGATTAGATCAGATATAGAATTAGATATAGACATATTTTATCGTTTTAATCTTGATAAAACAAAGATATACATAAAACATGAATTCAGAAGTATATTGTTTGATCTTTCCTTAAAATTATATCATCCACTAATCTATCTCTCAATAAATTATGTTTATTCATTTCACAATTCCCGATTCTTTATACAAAATCTTTCCTTTCAGTCTGATAAACGGTATTTTACCCATGTCCCTCCAATTTTGGAGGGTACGGGAAGATATGCGCAAGAGTTGGCAGACCTCTCGGTTGGTGAGATACTTTTCACCGTTCAGGTGTGGAGTACGATTTTGTAGGGTTTGTTTAATGATGGCTGATAGTTCGTCTAAAGTCGTAAAGAACGAGCCGATTTGCGGAGATTTGTTGTCAAGTATATCCATGATTCATTGATTGTTAGTTTCTCATATAATCGCCCATCGTGGCGATGGTTAGCATATCCAACCTTTGGCAGTAGGTAATCGAAGCCCGTTTACCATTGAGGTACGCAAAATAGCTCTGTTCGTCCTCCTGAATCTCATAAGTTGCAGGACTTGCCTGTTTGGTGGTTTCGTTCATATAGATGATGCTTAACTGGTGGCTCTCACCGTTCCGGTGAATCATCACGGTAAGATTTAGGTTTATACTCTCCCAGTTGCCAACCAGTATATCCAAATCAAAAAGTTCTCTTTCCATAGTCGTTATTTCTTGATTTGTTGCTGATTGATAAATTGTTCAATGTCGGCAACCTTGTAATAACACTTACGTCCGATTTGAAAAAAGGGTAAAACTCCGGTATCTCGGTAAGTTTGCAGGGTACGAGGTGAGATTTTAAGCAGTTCGCAAACCTGCTTGTTGTCTAACCAATTTTCATTACTGCGGTTCTGTCCGCAAAGTGCGTTTACCTGTTTGGCAAAATCCT